GGTGCGTCTGCCGAAACCGTTGCCTCGCCCTGAGGGGTATGAGGTGGCGGTGGTGCTACCGGATATGCAGATCGGCTATTTCCGTGGCGCAGACGGCGATCTGGAACCCACTCACGACGAGGCTGCGATCACCGTGGCGGAGCAGATTATTGTTGCGGCTCAACCTGACAAGATCGTTTTGGTGGGCGACAATATCGACGCCCCTGAGTTTGGTAAATACCGGCTCAGTCCAGCGTATGCCCAGACCACCCAGGCCAGTATTGACCGGGCAACCGAACTGTGTTTTCGGTTGCGAGCATTGGCACCAGAAGCCGAGATTGTGTGGATCGCCGGTAACCATGAAGAAAGGATCAGTAATGCGACACTCGACAACCTCAAAGCGGCGTACGGTATCAAGCGTGGTCTTGCACCTGATTCTCTCCCCGTTTTATCTGTGCCTTTCCTGCTACGTATGGATGAAGCACAGATTCAGTACAAGCCCGGATACCCCGCTGGTTCGTACTGGATCAACGAGCGACTCCGAGTCATTCACGGTGACAAGGTTGCCTCGGGGGGAAGCACGGCCCACAAATTTTTGGCTACTTCTAAGGTCAGCGTCCTCTACGGTCACATCCACCGACGCGAATGGGCGGAACGTAGCCGTGAAGATTTCGATGGGCCGAAGACAATCATGGCGGCATCACCTGGCTGTCTTGCGCGATGTGATGGCAGCGTTCCGTCTACGAAAGGCGGCCTCGACCTGGACGGGCGACCGCTACAGATAGTGGAAGACTGGCAGCAGGGCGTGGGTGTTGTCACCTATCAGCCTGGCGACGGCGAGTTCTGGTATGAACAGGTGCCGATCCACTCAGGGCGTGCCTGGTGGAGAGGTAAACTGTACGGGTGTCCAATCCCAACGACTTCATAGATTGCCCTGAGTGCGGAGCCGAATATGACCGACGAGAACGACGATGCCCAGAGTGCGGAGGGAAACAACGCTTGGGAACAGGGCAACGGAGACAAGTTCGACCCCGATGACGGTCAATGGCAGCTAGTTCTTGTTCAATGGGCTGACGCTCATACTGGCGAGGATGGGCCAGGTTGGACTTCAACCGAGGATTATGTTCCTGGGACGTGTATGCCGATGACGGTTGGTTGGATTTGGCCTGACTGCAAGCCTGGCTATCTGACGATTTGTGGGACGGTGATGAACGATCCCATGGAACCGGAGACGGTTTCGGACATCAACCATATTCCGTTGGCGTGCGTGACAGCTGTGTATTCGTTGGCGTATGCGATTCCGATTGATCCGTTCACCGAAGAACTTGGTGGTTGACAGAGGCGTGCAACACCCCTAAGGTAGAACGTGTGGGACAACTGAAAGGAGTTTTCTGATGGGTAATCTCATCCCTAAACCTCAGCACGGCTCAATGGAGTGGCTGAGGATTCGACATCGAGACGAGGACGGTAGACCTGTCATCTCGGCGTCGGATGCAGCAGCGGTACATGGTGAACATAGGTTCAAAACCAGGCATCAGCTGTTCGCTGAGAAGCAGTTGCCGGAACCTCCGGTGTCGATCACAAACGCTGCGATGGAACGTGGTAACAGGCTGGAACCAACGATCCGTGATTGGGCTGCCGACCGGCTCGGTATGCGTCTTGTCGAGCCACGGTATATGTATGCGATTGAGAACGACACGGCCCCAATGATTGCGACGTTGGATGCGGTGGACGAATACTCGTATGAGATGCGTCCCGACCGACCCGAAGTAGTGGTCGAGATCAAAACCTACAACCGTGAATGGGATGGCGTGTTGCCTCGCTACTGGTATTGGCAAGGTGTCCAGCAGGCGTTGTGTGCGAACGTGGACACGATCACCTGGGCGGTGTTTGATGCGACACTCAGCTTGCATCTCTACGAGCAGGCGGTCACCGAAGATGAGAAGCTGCAACACATTCTGGCGGTACAGGATTTCGTGTTCTGGTTGCGGATGGGTGAAGCAAACCCGGAGTGGCCGGCAACCTACGACGACATCGTGTCCACCTACCCGGAAGCATCGAGCAACACGGCAGACATCAGCGGATACGCTCACCTGCTGTCCGAGTTGAAAGATGTGCAGTTCCAAAAGAAAGAGCTGTCCACTATTGAGGACGAACTAAAAGCGAAGATCGCTGGCCTGCTCGGTGATGCTGACACAGGTTTGGTGGATGGGACGGCGATGGTGACATGGAAGAATCAGTCACGTTCGTCGTTCGATAGCAAGAGGTTCGCCGCCGATCATCCTGGTTTGGCGGAGGAATACACAAAGAGCAGCACGTTCCGTGTGTTGCGTGTGAAAGGAGAAAAGTAATGAAAGACCTTGATGGGCTACGCAAGATTCTGAAAGATCATGCGGTACCCGATCCGAAGATTGTGTCCAAGTTGCCGAAGGGCGGACGCGAATTGGATTACATCGGCCACGCTGACGTAACCCGTATCCTCTTGGGCGTCGATCCGACATGGACAATCGAACCCGCCGCTTACGATGAAGCTGGACTACCGGCGCGTGTCACCATCGGCAACATGGTTCAAGCAGGATTCTGGATGACGTTGCTCGGCCACACCCGCTACTGTGTCGGCTCCGTTGAGGATCGCAAGAGCGACCAGGCAAAGGAATTGTTGAGCGATGCGATTCGTAACGGTGCGATGCGTTACGGTATCGCCCTGTCGTTGTGGACGAAAGCCGAATGGGAAGACCTCGGTGCCGTCCCCACAAAAGCTGTCACCAAACCGAAAGCAGCCAAATCAAAGAGCCAGTTCTCGTCGGACGAACCGGTACGACCAGCCAACCCGGACGCACTCGAAAAGTTTGTGAAGGTATGCGCCGAAAACAATCTTGACCACGACCGCGTGGCCGACCATGCCCAAGTAGATCTCAGCGGCATCGTCACAACAGCAGATCTCGTCAAGCTACGGGAATCATTCAAACACTTGAAAGGGAATACATGAATACCATTACAGTAATCGGGAACGTCGGACGCCAACCCGAAGGACTGAAATACACGGGAGCTGGACTCGCCGTACTGAAGTTCTCGTTGGCTGACACACGAGGCAAAGACGACCAGAAGAAAACATCGTGGTACGACGTTGTGGTGTTCGGTGACCAAGCTGAAGGCGTGGTCGAACTGATCGGCAAAGGTGACCGCATCATGGTGCAGGGCCGCTTGCAGGTTGAGGACTACGAGAAGAAGGACGGCACGAAAGGTAAGCGTGTCGAGATTGTCGCCAACGAAATCGGTAAACTGGTTCGCATGAAGAAAGGATCAGCGGTTGACGAGTTGAAGGAAACCTTCAATGCTGTTGAGTTGACTGATGAGGAACCTTTCTGAGTTTCCCCCCGTGCGGTGGTGGTGCGCTTCCTGCGGGGAGCGCATCACTACCCATGTACCATTGACGGAAACTCCGTATCACTCGTGCCGTGCGCGACGTGGCCGACGCTTCAATTTGGAGATCGACAATGAGCAAGCAGCGAGCAAAAGGAACCATGTATGAGTCGATGGTGGCTCAATACCTGAGAGACAACGGCTTCCCGTATGCCGAGAGGCGGGCGTTGTCTGGCACCTACGACAAAGGTGACCTGACGGGGATGCCAGGGTTAGTGGTGGAATGTAAGAACCATAAGGAGCTGTCGTTCTCGGAGTGGTTGCGGGAGACAGAGCAGGAACGCAAGAACGCTGAAGCTGATTTCGGTGTGCTTGTGGTGAAGCGGCGTGGGGTGTGGGATGCCGGCGAGTCGTATGCGGTTATGACGTTGGCTGATATGGCTCGACTGTTGAAGCAGGCCGGATACTAGGAGAGGACATGATGAAGACGTTTGGGATTCTGTTGCTTTTTGCGTTGTCCGGGCTGGCTTGTGACGCCCCGTCAGATTCGCCGCCTGAGGTTCGGCCAGTACCTACCACTACACCCGGCACTAGCGTTCCTCAGACGGCCTCTGAAGCCCCAATCCGGCCAGATTTAGGGCAGCCCATCGCTGTCCCGACCACGTTGCCGGACACCCCATGTGCCGAATGGTACCCGATTGCCGTCGAAACCGGATTCCCTGAGACAACGTGGGAACGAATGTCTCAAATCATGTGGCGTGAATCTCGCTGCCAACCCGACGCCCACTACGGCAACGACCCCAACGGCGGATCGTTCGGCG